ATTGAACGCCTTGAAAGACACCCTTGGGAATTTGTGATCTCATCCGGGTACATTCCGGCTGGTGAGTCGCCGGTAATAATCACAGGGTTTTCAGCTGTCAGTGCAACAATGATGTTTTCGAAATGACCAAGGCCTACACAGTGCTTGATAGGGGTTCTATTGAAGGCTCCGACAGCATGAGGGCGATAGGGAAATCCGTAGTAAACTGCATCCCCGTCTGTATAAGCGGTGATTCCATTCGGCAATGCCGTCGCCGCGAATAGCTGACTGTTTGGCATATCTGCATCGAATACCGACTGATCCGGCAGCGATCCGGGAATCTCAGTATCTTCAAGATTATCAGTGAAACTATCAACAGTATTCGCCAGTTGAGCAACCAGCTGCCAGCTACCGGGACCACTGTAATTACTTCGACGATAAAGCCTTTTACCAACGAAGTTATAATTACCTGCCGGAGGCTGAACTATTCCAGTCAGCTGACAAGTTTGACCTGTTCGCATAGTGACAGGTATCGAGGGATTGCTCGGCTTTCCCTCCATCACCAAAGCTCCCACCTGGCAAACAAAAGTCACCATGTAGTCACGATTAAACTCCCGAGCGCCATCATCAAAATTACCTGAGACATTTACCACTATGGCAGAACCTGGCTGCGGAACACCAAGACGGTAACTATTTGATGGCTTGCGGCCTGACCCAAGAGCTAGACCATTGTGTGTAATCTTGGGCTCACCGTCACCCAGAATCAGAACAGTATCAGAAACATCTTCAGGCAAGGGGGCGGCAACACAATCAACTACTTCGCTCCACTCAAAGATGTGACCAGACTCAATATCTCCTGGCAATGCGCCATATCGATAAACTGTTTTCACATCACCGAGAGATAGATCGCGATAATCTTTCAAGCCACGAGCAGACTGAAGCACTCCTTTATCAACGCGGCAGTTTTCTGCAATAGATGCAGCATTGGCCGGAAGACGGGCAGCATCAACCGCCGGAAGACTTCCAGTGTGTCCGGATATTTCAAAGCGCATAATCAATACAGTTATTAAGTGGAGTGTTAGAGGGAGGGGTTATTTTTTCTTTTGAAAAATATAAACACCACCCTCTGAATGCGACTCTTTATTTGCTGCCACAATACTATTCCCTGTTCTACTTACACTGTGGGCGTAACCAAAATAGCCATTACTCTTGGGGGTGTTTAGTTTTTGTACATGAGTTTTGGCCCATGTATTATCCGATAACTCAAAGAAGTATAGTGCTCCGCTATTGTATGTCTCTGACCGCTCATACTTTGCACCAATTGTAGCCTCAGTACCTGCGGGATTTAAGCTTACTGAACACCCGAAACTTTCTGGGTTCTCTGATCCATCAGGATTTAGTCTCTGCTGAAGTGTCCAAACACTGTTATTCCTCTGGTAAACATAAACCGCACCCAAATTATTGTTTTGACGACTAGAGCCAGCTAACAAAGTGTCCCCAGCAGCATTCAAAGCCAGTTGCTTTCCGAATTGATCATCAGCCGCTAAATCATCATGTAGAATCTTTGCTTGCTGCTCCCAGTTAGATGACTCTTTTGCAAAAACATACGCTGCTCCGGTCTTGCTTGCTGCAGTACCTTCACCCCAAGCTCCAACCGCAACGGTATTGGCATCGTCATTAATAACGACAGCTCCACCAAAGTAATCATTGGACTCAGCATCTTCCGATGTAACCTCAGCAACTTGGTTCCAACTACTGTCGGAAAAGGTAAAAATAAATACAGAACCACTCGCTTTATTATTTATATACTGATAGGGCGCTCCCACCGCTATTGCATCTCCAGCTTTATTCATACTGACAGAAGAGCCAAGCTGTGCGTTGCGCCATAGATTATCTGGGGATAGCTTTGCCTGCTCCGACCAAACAGATCCTGACCGCCTGAATATATAAACCGAACCCGTATTCGTGTTCGAAGTGTCTTCCTGCTGGGCTGATGAGATTAATGTATTTCCATCACCACTAAGATCAATATTTAATCCAAAACGAGCGTTTGACTGTAGCGTGGAGGCTTTCAGCTTGGCTTGTTGCCCCCACTCTCCGTCCTGGTTCTTTGCAAAAATATATACCGCACCACTTGTACTCTCACCCGTAGACTCTTCTGGTGTTCCAATAGCTACTGTTGCACCATCATCACTGATTGCTACTGACCAATCCAACAAATAAGGCTTTGTATAGTCGGTAGGTTGCAATAACTGTTCTTCTTTCCATGGGCTACTACTCGCCCCATAAAAATCACTGAAGCGACTTCCTGCATACTGAATGAAATTTGAAAACCGTATTGGAGGAGTATTGTCGAATTCTTCAGCAATTTGAGAAAGCATCAAACGACCAGATTCAGGTAATGCCATGAGTTACTCCTTCTTGCCCAAATCATCAGCCAGCACAACGCCAGTAAACACGGTATCTACACCCTCAACACTCATGTGCTGGGTTTTACCTTCCAGGGCAGCAAGCCTATCCGTTAGGCCAGAGACAATCTGATTAACTTGAGCTTGTGTAAAATAGGTTTCGTCATGGTTGTGGTTAGAAACATCTCCTGTGTCACCCTTCGGTCCCCGCTCTCCAGTGTCACCTTTATCACCTTTCGAACCTTGTGGGCCAACTTCTCCCTGGACTCCCTGAATACCTTGGTCACCCTGATCTCCTTTGATACCCTGAATACCCTGCTCGCCGGTATCTCCCTTGTCTCCCTTCAGGCCTTGGATACCCTGATCCCCAGTGTCTCCCTTATCGCCTTTTAAACCTTGAATACCCTGAGGACCAGTTTCACCTGTATCCCCTTTATCTCCCTGAATACCTTGAGGGCCACGTTCTCCGGTATCTCCTTTGTCGCCCTTATCTCCCTGAATACCTTGTGGACCTTGAACACCTTGCGGACCCACCTCACCTACCTCGCCTCGTTCCCCTTGATCTCCTTTATTACCTTTTGAACCTTGGATTCCTTGGGGGCCCGTATCGCCCACTTCGCCTTTCAGAGATAAAAGAAAATCAGAGATTGAACCTGCGTTACCTTCTGCCAACCAGATCTCATAAGCAGTTCTGGCTAAATCTTTTGAAATGCTTTCTACTGCCTGACGATCCTCTGCAGCTGACCGACGATCTTCTGCAACTGCTTGACGGTCTTCTGAAATTGCTTCTCTAATCGCTGCAGTCGCTCCCAGTTCATTACTGAACTCAACAACAATCGGGTTTTCTGGCGCAGAGAATTCGACACTAATCGGCTGATTGTTTTCGGAGAATTCAACCGTAATGGTATTAAGGATGGGTTCACTCATCAGTCAGCTACTCAGTTCGATCCGTGATACCGGCAATCAGTTTTAGTTTTCCCATAACCAGGGTTTGCACCACATCGCCAGAAGCAGAAACAAGCTGGAGATCATAGTGGTAAGTGGCAGCTGGCAGACTTTGCGTATCTTCTTTCAGCAGAGGGACAACTACCTCGGTTCCAGAAACAGCAAAATTCTTCTGAATCAGTGCATCTTCATCAGATTGATGTGGACTGTTCTTTACTGTAAACCACAGCACCCAGCCGGAACGATCAGCAGGGTTACCCCCTTGTGTGAAGTTGACAGGAATAGCAAAGGTATCCCCTCTTACAAAGGGAGGTAGATCTATGTTTTGAGGGGTCATAATCACGTCCCTATGCAAGCGGCCTGGCAGCCTGAAGCATTTGATGGCGATGCTCTTTACTGATGAGCTCAGCTCTCATTGCTGACAGTTTTTGATAAAACAACCGTCTATTCTTTTCAGCATTGAGTGGATCACTCCACTTCTGCCCGGGTATATCAAGAAGTTGCCAGCGAGCACCGTAAGGCACTACGTGAGAGATGATTGAAAAGCATGAGTCTGGAATATTGGCTGCCGACAATGACGGCCTAAGTAATAACTCGGCTTCTGCCAATACAGTATCCTGGCTTGCATAGTGCTCCGGTATTAATACCTGCACCCCTTTTAATCGCCAGTCGTTGATGGGCAAATCAGCTTCTTGAAGCTTAACGCTCTCCACTGTAACTAATTCAGCCTCAGTTGAAACATCAAGCTCATACAATGAAATGCCTTTTACCAATGCCAATATCTGGCTTTCACGCCAAACCGGAGCTTCATCACACACCAGCCTGACTGCCTCTCTGATTGCGTTGACGGTCACCGGATCAGGACAACCATTTACCCATGGCTGAACCGATGGAAAAAACTGTTTCAACTCAGCCATTCGCATCTCCTTTCACTGGTTGACTGAATACCAAATCAATATTCCAGCTCAACCCAAGGTCATTGGCTGCCAGCTTGATATGATTCTGCGCCTGAACCTGATTACCTTCTGTTTCAATGTCCTGCATATACGCATGAAACAGAATGTAATGCTCAATACTGGGCAGATGAACGAGAGGTAAATCCAGCTCTGCAGGTGAGCCACTATCATCCACTTCAGCCAAAGAAACCAATGAAGGAATTCGGGAAATCTGCAACCTTATCTCATGATCTGCTGGCGGCTTCGGGTACACCCAGAAAGAGCGAGGTGTTCTCTCGTCGGTAAAATAAAGCTCAACTTCTGAGCCTGCATTGCTATACCAATTCGGAATCAGAGAAGTCAGGTCGTCGCGGGTTGTCGGGTTGACTACCCGGCCTGTCGAGGTGTTTTCCAGAACGCCCAGTAATCTATACGCTTCTGCAGGTACAGTCTGCTCACTCTCAGCATTGCAGCTAAACGTCGTTGTTACTGCATAGGTATCCGGTCGCTGCTGCACATGCCAGAGCCTGGCACGATTATAACCATCCAGAAGAATCTGATCTGACCACAAAGGTTCCCAGGTGTCAGTAGCAGCATTGAACCCGGCAGGCTCTACGTCTTGCAGAGACTGCCGAACACTGTCGAGAATATCTCGAACTTTCACTTACACCACCACCGTGAAGGGATAAGACTGTCTTGCAGTTTTTTTACCTTCCTCATCGTAATGATCTTCAGTGCAGTCTTTCAGAACTTCGTAGACTGACCGGGGCACCTTTACATCTACGCCACGCTGGATCAAAAAAACCTTTCCATTGACACCAACCGGCAAGTCATGTGGATTTTTCTCATCACGCTGCAGGTTAATGGTTACAGTTTCTTCCTGCTCTTCAGATGGCTTAGAATCGGAGGCACCCGGAGTATCGCCATTGTCTGAGTTGTCAAAATTGCCCAGGGCTTCATCAATACGCTTCTGCAGGGTGTCTTCACCGATATTGCCGTTATAACTGACACCCAATTCATCAGCCTGCTTTTTCAAAGCTTCCAGTTTCTCACTCACGCTCTTGTCCTTTAATTAGATTTCAAAAAAAAGACCCCAGTCGATGACTGAGGTCTTTGGGGTTATTTCATAAACAGATTTTATTCGATGGTGACTTCTGCGCGAGCCATCCACATCTCATTGAGTCGGGCTGCAGTCATCCAGCTTTTCCAGCCAACGGAACCACGCTGACCCAGAG